CGATTCCGATGTCAGCGAGGCCGCCGAAGTCCGGCAAGATCTCGGAGATTCCCTCCATGATCTTGGCGTACGGGTTGTTGCCGCCACCGAATCCACCACTGGAACCACCCAGGTCTAGCGATGCCCGATCATCCTTGGCCTGCTGCAGGTCGCGCTTGAGCTTGTCGACCATGTCACGCTTGCGCTGCTTGGTGGTCTCTTTAGCCTTCGGGTTGGACTCCAGGTCGGCCAATTCCTGCTCGGTGACATCGAGCCGGTTCGACAGGTCCGTGATCCGGTCATCGGCCTCGCGGGCCTGTTTCGATGAGCCGCCGGAAGATCCGGTGTTGCCCATCGCTCGTGCGGCCACGGACCCACCGGACGGCAGAGAGATGTTGCTTGTCGGTAGTCCTACCGCTGCGGCGCCAGATCCTCTGCCAGAGCCCAGAATCACGTGCACGTGGTTCATGTGGTTCTTGTTGTCGTCGCCGCGATCTTCCATTGGGGTGCCCTGAGTGAACGAACCACCGTAGCCGTAACTTTGCCGACGCCAGATGAATCCGTTGAGGTCTAGGGCGCTGGCGTTGTTGGCCAGGAAAGCTGCGATTGCGTTTCCGAGCGCCATACCTTGCGGGGTTTGGTAGTTCGGAATCATGATGTCGATCGCGTTGCCCGAGGAGTGCTCGCCAAAGCCGTCCTCGGAGCGCCTGCCGCCGATGGATTTGATCTGCGGCCACATCCGCATCACCAGGGACCGCAGGTAGTCCGCGCCCGGGTTCAATCCCTCGGCGTACCCCGGGGCGCGCATCATGTCGTGCAGGTACGCGGCAGATGGCACCCAACCTGAGTTGAGGGCTGCGACGATGCCCGCACCGCCGTTCTTCATTCCCTTGGCAGTGACAACACCCTCGCCGTTAGACAGCCACGCCAGGATGGAGTCGCTTGTGCCCGTGCCAGCGCCGCGGACCATGCCACCTGCAGCGAAGCCCTGTAGGGACTTACCCCACGAGTTGAGTTTGTCCGCGCCCGGGACCTGGAATCCGAACACCTCAGAAGGAATGGAAGCCAGGAACGTTCCCAACACCTTAAGGGGTGCCTTAATGACCGCTGCGAGACCCGAGAATGCGGAGGTGACAGCGTCTTTGATCGCGCTTGAAGCGCCAGAGATGCCGGACTTGAGCGCATCCCATCCTGCGGAGAACTTATCGAGAATGGGTGACACGAAGTTCCAGGCCGCGCTGATCGCGGTCTTGATGCCTTCCCAGGCAGGGGAAATCGCGTTGTTCCACAGCCACAGGGCGCCCTGACCCAAAAGGTCCATTGCGCGCTTCCAGTTGTCGAACAGGTCGGAGGCTACTTCCCACGCGAGGCCGATAACTTCTTTGATGCCGTTCCAGGCGGGTGTGATGGCGTTGTTCCACAGCCATGTTGCTGCGGCACCAATGACCGTGAATGCAGCCTTCAGGCCCGGGAATACGGTGGTGGATAACCATCCCCAGACCGCGCCGATAACGTTCTTGATGGCAGCCCAGGTGACCTGAACTATCTTGCGGAAAGTCTCATTCCGGTTGTATAGCAGGACAATTCCAGCCACCAAACCGGCGATCGCGGCGATAATCAGGCCGATCGGGTTCGCTGTGAGTGCAATATTCAACAGCGCCTGCACAGCAGCCCACGCCTTGGTGGCAATTGTGATGGCCAGCATCACTGTCTTGTATGCGGCCAGACCCGCCACCAGGGGGATGAGGAAGTCCTTGAAACGGACGATGAGGTTGACCGCATCGGATAGTCCGCTCACCAACGACGGGCCGACAGCCGACAGCACGTTTCCGAACGCAGTTCCGATGGTGGACAGCGCAGCTCCGATATTCCCCGCGGCTTGGCTCACGGCAGGGTTCTCGAAAGCGTCCTGCATCTTGTTCGTGAAGCCGGTCAGTCCATCGCCGATGCTCGACAACGGGCCTTGGATCTTCTCAAACAATGTGATGGCCAGGGTTTCCGCAGCGTTCTTCAGCCGCTCAATGACACCCGGTAGGCCCTGGTTTTGCGCAGCCGCCAGCTTCGAGGCTGAACCTTCCTGGTTCATGGCGTCGCGCATCTTGTCGAATCCTGCTGCGCCGTCCTTGGCTGCCACACCTGCCAGGCGTGCGGCATCCGATCCGAATGCGAGGGCGGTGTCCATCGCGTACATTTCGGGCGTCATACGCTTGGACGCGGCCTGCAACTGACCGAACAGCGCCTCCATGCCAACGAAATTGCCCTGCGCATCGAAAGCGCTCACGCCAAGCTCTTGCAGCGCCCCCGAGGCTTGGTCACTCGGGGCAGAGAGCTTCAAAAGCGCCGACTTCAGCAGGGTTCCAGCGTCACTACCTTTAATTCCGTTGTTAGCCAACAGTGCGATACTCGCCGCAGTGTCCTCGAGGGACACCCCCGTCTGTCGTGCGACAGAACCGCCAGCCTGAAGAGCGAACGCGACATCGGTTATCTCTGCCGATGATGCATTAGCGGCATTGGACAGCACATCGGCAGCTTTAGAGGCGTAGTCAGCCTTCAATCCGAATGCCTGTAGCGCATTGGCTTGGATCTCGGCAGCTTGTCCGGCACTCACCTGCGCGGCGGCGGCTAGTTGCAGGGTGCCCTTGGCTGCGGTTATCGACTCATCCACCGAGAAACCGGCTTTGGCAAGCTCCGTCATGGCCTGCGCCGCATCGGCAGCCGAGGTGTTCGACAACGTCATGTCGTTACCGAGAGCCTTGGCGGTGTCACGGAACCGCTGCATCACGTCTGCCGAAGCACCTGTGACACCAGAGAGGGTGTTCATGGTCTTCTCGAAGTCCAAACCCTTGGTGACGATCGCCGAAACACCGCTTGTGGCCAGGTTGGCGGCCTTTGTCATCGCATTGGCGGCCAGGTTTCCTACCGCGGTACCTGCGGCAACAATCCCGGTTGTGCGTAGAGCACTGGAGAACGAGTCGCCAAACCAGCGGCCCGCACGCCCGCCTTCACGTCCTGCGGCGTCAGATGAGCCAGAGAGGAGCCTGGATACCTGGTTACGTATCGGCTTGGACGACTTGTCGATCGCAGACTGCGCGTCGGAGGCGCGCTTCTGGGCACGTGCTACAGCATCCAAGTCCTTGGCGAGTTCACTAGCCGCAGACTGCTGCCTACGCAGCGCCGACGCATGCGCCTCGGACAAGGCGGTGAGCTTCGAGCCCTTGGTTCCCGCCTCACGCGCCTCATTCAGCTTCTCAAGGGCCACCTTGAGCTTGCCCGCGGCGTCAGCTTCTTTGTCGCGAGACTTGGCGACCGTTTCGGAGATCTTTTTAACCTGATCCGCAGCGGTTTTCGCCTCGTCGGCAAGAGCTTTAGCGTAAGCGGAGCCGGTCCTTTTTCCCGCGCCGATTGCCTGCTTCTGGACGTTGTCGAAGAGCTTGCTGATGCCCTTATTGACCCCATCGAACCTGACGGTGGCAGACACATACCCCGATGAGAGTTCAACAGCCATGTGTCACCTCCTAATTTCCGAACAGGTTTCGCAGTTTCTTCTCGCGCCGCTCTTCGCCCGAAAGGCCAAGTAGCTCTTTTACCTTCGACAGGGGTGCGGCTTTGACTTTCAGGCCGGGGCGTGACTGCTGATCGCCCATATCCGGGCCGATTGGCACCGGACGGTTCCGGTTACGGTGTCCGTCCTTGGTTTTCGCCCACACCAGCCAGCGCAGCGCGTTGGCGATAATCGCCAGAAGGCGGGTAGTGAGAGTCCAGCCCGCATACTTCGGGTTCCTGGACTTCCACAGGGCGCTTGTCTCTTCCGGGTGGTTGACATACACCCACAGGTCGCGCCAGTTGAATTCGTCAGACGGGCAATCTCTTAGGCGTAGTCCGTCTTTGATGAGGTCGTATTCTAGTGCGGTGCCATGCTTCTCGATGAGGTCGAGAAGCGCGACTATTCCCCCACTGTGACCTGTCCGGCCTCCTGCCAGGCGGTGAACAGGTCCTCCACCTCAGTTAGGGGCAGCTCGTCGAACACCGCGAGATCTGCTTCCGAGACGGCGCCCCACTCGATGATTTCCCACATACCCTGTTCAGGATTCTTGCGGTTCCGTCGAATGACACCAGATGGAACGGACCCGAAGGGTTTGAGGTTGATCTTCTTTTCGACGCCTTCGATTTCCACAGTGTGGACGTAGGGTGTCGCGTTTTTTGCAGCCATGAGCGCCCCTTTCAGGGATTTGTGTGCAGCCGTAGCGCTTGGAGAGCGGCGGGGCCGCGCTCGGCTGCAGGGGAATTCGGCCCCGCCGCGTCTATTAAGAGCCCGCAATCCGTCCGTCGTCGGTGTACGTGGTCACGTACTCGCCGGTGGACGACTCGAAGACCTTGAGCTCAACTTCGTATTCGATGGTGTCCTTGCTGGCCAAGGTCACATCACCAACGGAGATGACCTGTCCGTCGGCGACGCAGTTGCGGTACTTCGCGGACAGCTCCGAGTCGATGGTGTCGAACACCCACGTCTGGTGCGGCAGCTTCCTGCTGGTCTTGCGGACCTTCACCTGGGTGCCGTGAGTACCGTCAGCGGGGGTAACGGTGACATTTGAAGCACCGTAGATCGCCTTCAGGACATCGGCATTCAGCGATTCCAGGAGCACGAACTTGAACGAGTGGTTGTACTCGGTCTGCAGCACCTTGACGATGCGGCCACCCATGTCTTTCTTCTCATCGGTGGACCGCTCCGAGGTTTCAGTGATACCGTCCTCGCCGACATACCCGAGACCGACGAACGCGGCGTCAAGTACTCCGTCGACACTGGTTGGGAGGGTAGTTCCTAGCGGGGCGACGAACGCGGCCCCGGCGGCGGACGGCTCTGCGGCGAAAACGTTGCCGACTTCTTCAGCCATGATGTGCCCCTTTCAGAAGCAGATCGGTGCAGCCGAGCCTTTGAAAGGGTGTATTTAGTTGTAAATTCAGGGATTTGAACGCATTACTACATCGACGGTCATCACGAACCGTCGCGTTTCGCTTTCGATGTCATCGCGGCGAGCGGGCTCACCAGCGATGTCTACCGCGTGGACTCCGCGGCCTTTACCGGGGAGTTTGAGGAGCCATTCACGCGTCTGCTCGATCAGGTTGTAGGCGTCCAGTTCGTTGGCGCCCCATGAGTAGATGATCAGTCGGCGCCGTGTCAGCACGCGGGCTTTGGTTCCCGAATATCCACTAGATATTGGCGCCGAATCGATCGTGATCAGCTGCGCTGGGCGCGTTTTCGGAACGTCAGTGGATACCCGAACCGGCATGTTTTCGTCCAGCCAGTCCCTGACTACCTGTGCGTGGTAGGCGAACATCAGCCAGCCTCGCCGAAGTTGTGTAGCAGTGCGTCGTGCTTGTGGTCGTACCGGATGGCCTCTGCCGTTGCGGCGATAGCTGTTGCCCGGTAGTCGCGCTTATCCAAAGGATCATCGCCTTCTACCGAGACGCGGAAACCGTCTTCCAGTCCCGCTTCTTGGTTGCAGGCGTCAGCGACCCGCTGCATCATGGGAACGCAGACCTTCTCGACGATTTCCTTCGTCAATTCGCTCTGCGCCTTACGATTCAGCCTGAACTGGGCCACTATCCGGTCACCCTTTTCAGCTCGACGATGATTCCTGGCTTCCAGCCGTGGAATCCGCCTGTTTCGTCGCGTTCACCCACCACCTCGTAGGTTTTCCCGTTGATCCCGAATCGGGACATCAGATCAACGGTCATGGGGGGCATGGCTAGATCGACTTCTGCGATATCGCGTGAGGTGTGCCCGTCCGTGTCTTCAGTACGGTGCGGGGCATACGAGTACGCCTTCAGGTCCACTGTGGGGCCGAATGAGGGAACATCGTTCCCTAGCGCATCCTGAGTGACACCCGTGTATGGGGTGTACGTGACCGGGATTCTGGCCAGTGATTCGAAGGTCACAGGCGGTGGATGATCACATTAGGGACGGGGTAGCGGTAGCTTCTCGCCTCCGCTAGTTCCTCGTCGGTGAACAAGGATGTGTCAGACACCCAGTCGGCAAGACGCTGCCGAAAATCCGCGCCCGCGGTGAGGTCGGTGGACTTCGATTCGGGTGAACCGGGTTCCACCGTGAGGTGGCGCGCGACCATCGCCGCTACCGCATCTATTGCGGCCTGGGGCGGCTCATCTCGGGTGTATTCGACGACAAGGATTTCACCCGTGGCGACAGGGCACCCGTTGCGGGTGACATCAACGTAGTCGCCCTCGATGACACCTTCGAGCGTGTTACCACAGAGGTCGGTGACCGTAACAGTGTCTCCAGACGGGGGGTCCGGTAGATGTACCCGGCCCTCCACCGTGAGTGCACGCACGGTCACCGCCCCTGCGGTCAGGGTTCGTCCGGCCTCCCGCTGAAACCTTCGAGACACCCTCTCCAGCAGGCCCTCGACACGGGCCTGCTGGGAGGCGGTGAGCTCGTTCTCGTCTTCCAGCCCTAGGGCGTGGGCGACGTCAGCGGGAGATGCCAGCACTAGCTGCCGGCCCGGTTGAAGACGAGCACGCCGGGGGCCTGAACGACCTTGCCGCCGTACACATGCAGGCCGCGGATGCGGTCGGCGAACTTGTCCTGTGCGCGCATGCCTTCGACCTCGTCAATCTGAGACACGAACGCTGCGGCACGCTGGTGGAAGAACACGGCCTGCGGCGAGTCAGACTCAGGCAGGTTGTTCGAGGTAACCACACGGAATCCGAGCAGCTTTCCAACAGTGGCGTTGCGCAGACCAGCGGTGTCGCCGGACGAATCGAAGCTGGTGAGCTTCGAATCAGCACCGACCAGCAAGGCTTCGAACTCGGCGTTCACAACCGCGACACGCAGATCGTCGTCAGGAACATTGGCCTTGTTCATCAGCTTGCGGGCGTCCTTGACGACGTTGAACGCGCCATCTCCCGTGGTGGGGTTGGACGACCATGGCATGCCGGTGGCGTTGGCGACAAGCAGGTTGGCGATGAACTGGTCGGCGTCGGTGGCCAGCGAGTCACCGGCGGCGTCGGTGTACAGCGGCAGCAGGTTTTCGTTCGACTGCGCGTTGTCGATGTCGTCGACGTAGAAGTCGAAGTTCTTCTCCTGATCGATCAGGATGTCGATTCCGGTGTCGCTGATGGCGTCTGCCGACGTGGTGCGGCTAGCCGCCTTGTAGTCCTTGACCGCCGGGGCGACCACACCGGGGATGTGGATGGTGTTGCCCTTGCGGGCTTCACCTTCGTACTTGCGGTCAACGAGGGAGGCGAACACATTCTTGGCCATGTAGCGCTCAAGAATGTAGGACGACCAGATTTCGGGGATGAAATGGGTAACAGCCATCTGACTGGCTCCTTCCTATGCTTACTTCCCCATCAGCTCGTCGAGCTGCCCGCTCTCGCGGGCTTCTCGAATCGCCTTGGGGGACATGTTTTTGAGGTCATCATGGGTCAACTGCTTGGGACCGGTGACTTTCTTGTCTGAAGTAACCTCGGCTGCCGGCGCTGCGGCCGGTGCGGACTTCGACTTGATCGCTTCTTCGAGTCGAGCGTTGAAACGCACCTTCCACCGTTCGGCGGATTCGCGCATCTCTTCTTCGGTGCCGCCCTTGATGTCCTCAGGGTCAACTCCGGTGATTCTGGCGACCTCTGATCGCAACCGTTCGGTGCGTTCAGTGGTCAGTTCGGCTCGGATCTTGTCGATTTCGGCCCTGGGGTCGAACTCTTTCTTGTCTCCGCCGCTCTTCTCGATGAGCTCGCGCCACTTGGTGGCGTCGTCGTAGTTCTCCTTCGCGCGTTTTTCCCAGCGTCGTTCCTCAACGCGGGTGGCGCGAAGTCTGTCCAGCTCTTGCCGTTCCTCGGCGGTCAAACCATCGGTTTTGGCTTCGGATTTCGGCGCCTTGATGGCGTCTACGGTTCCTTCTGGTTCGCCCGGTTCCGTTACGGCTCCCGGCATGTCATTCGGGGTCACATCAGACATGTGAAATTCCTTTGCGTTTCGCATTGGTGGCGCCCGTACGGGCGAACCCCCTACTGGGGGAAGTCTTGTGGAGCAGGTGGCGCTACTTGTGGCGCCATCGCCGCTTCCTTGGCCCGATCCTTTTCATCTTGCGCAATCTGATCGGGTGAGTACTTGAGGATGTTCCGCGCAATAGAGCCCCACGACTCCCCTGCCGCCGATGCTTGTGCTGCGGCAGAGTACTTTTCGGACAGGGTCACGCGGGCTGGTGCCTCGAATGACACCTCTATGTTGCCGACGTTAGCGACACCTTCGGTCTCCAGTGCCTTAACGATGATGGCTTCCAGGCCGAGTTTTACTACCGCAAGACAGGCTTCACACTTGAAGATGAAGCCCTTCTCGGTGTTCATAGCGCCCTCTGCCGACTGATTCGCGCTGTCGGGCATCAGCATGGGGAGCGGAGTTTTCGTGGCGGCTGAGAGCTGCCTGATGTCTTCTTTCGACGCGGCTAGCATGGGATTCACATCGGTTGTCTCGGACTCCCAAATGTCAACACCTGGTGGGAGATCCCACAGCGCTCCGGGGGCTGGTTCAAAGATGGCCGCATAGTCGATGGCGTTGCCTTTGTCATCGACCGCAGGTAGGGGCTTGTCGCCCTCCTTCTTTAGAGCGCGCTGACGGAACGCTTGCATCGCCATCGTCGACAAGCGCTGCAGAACGCCAGAATTGATGCGGTTGATGAGATCTATATGGGTTTCGAAAACCCCTGCTCCACCCGGGTTGGTGTACACAACCACAGGTGGGGCGCCGTCTGTCTCGATCGGGTTGGTTTCAGGCTCCCAACCGCCTGAGATTCTGGTCATGAGGCGCTTGGAGTTGATGTTCTGCACGTAGCAGGGGCGTGAGAACTTCTGGCGCGCACCGTTCACCCAGACAAACGCAAAGTCTTTCTCTTCGTCTATGTCGCGCCAGTAGCGGATCGCGGCACGTACTCGCCAAGGCTGCAGTGGATCTACTGCGGCGTACATGGTTTCGGGGGAATCGGCGGTGATTATCGCCTGGCCGTCATTTCCCTGCCAGCAAGTCAGGTACGAATCACGGAATGTCAACCCGTAGTCGAGCCACTGCCGCACAACGGCATCCATACGGTTATCGCGGTAGATGCGTTGTGCCTGCTTGGCGATTTCCGAGTCCGCAGACCCGTCTACCGTGATTCCGTTTGGCACGATGCGATCAGAAACAGAGTCTCGTATCAGCATGCCCCAGTTGGTGCGGGACATCTTCTGGAAGGCCTTCCAGGATGCTTTCGTGTTCTTCGACTGCTCCGGTAGCGGTGCGTCGCCGGACACATACCGGTCCAAGAGCCGGACTCGCGGCATGTTGTCGTCGATGCGCTTGGTCAGGATGGGGAGCCATTCTTCTGGTGTAGACGCCATGGGACTCCCTTCTGTCATTTAGTAGATGCGCCTCGGCACATAAGATTTCGGTCGCGGCTTAGCCCCGGATCGTCGAGCGTCCACGCATGCCGTCCATGACAGGACCGCGGACATTGCGGCGTCGAACTTGTCCTCGAGGCGCCCGTCTTGCTTCTGGAGGATCCACAGCGGAGCTCCCTGGTCGTCAAGGAGCTTCAACTCGTGCCGTCCAGCGTTTCCCATATGCTTAATCAGCGTGTCTTGCCAGGCGTTTTCGCCATAAGTGACGATCCCCGAGTCGATAGCTTCGACATACGCCCTGACCGCGGCAGCCATAGGCGTCTTTCGCTGCGTGAACCACTCGACAACTTGATCCGGGAACCGCGCCGCCCATGAAGCGACCGTTTCTGTCCAGTGCGGCGGGTCGCAGTAGAGGCGCCACACCTCATACCGGGACATCATGTCCGTGACTAGGTCGGTGACCTCGTCCTCTGGGACTTCCCAGTCCTCAGCGTTTTCGGGGCGCGCCCAGCAGCCTAGAAGCATCTGCCGTCCGGTCTCGATATCCGTGATGGTGAGTGCGGTGGCGTCACGGAATCTCGCGCCGTCGAACCCCGCAGTGACGAATGCGCCGTCCGGTATCGGACCCCATGGTTTGTCTTCATCCTGGAATCGGAGGGATTCGACTTTGAGCATGTCGAATGCCTGGTAGCCAGATTTGCGCCACCGATTCAGCCACACCCGTTCCCAATAGGCTTTGTCGATGCCCTTGCGGTCGTAGTCCTTTGCGATCCGCTCAAACTGGCCTACGCCCCACTCCCCTACGGGGCCAGTAGCGTCTGCGACGGCTGCGATCCGGTTCTCCACCGTAGATAGGTCGCGGTGCTCGTCGCCGGCCCATCGGCGGAAAAAGAACAGGCTAGGGTCGTCAACCTCACCCTTGTCGATAGCTTCCGCTTCGGCGAGAACATCCTCTTCGATGCTGTTCTGCCCCGGCTGCCCGGCGGTGGAGGTGTACAGCGTCCACGGATCCTCAAGGGGACGCTTCGGCATGTTCTGGAGCATCGTTTCGTGCGCGTCCCGCATCCGCTGCATGAACAGTCGGTGTGGTTCGTCGAAGTGCTGGAAGGTGGTTCGCGCACCATCTCGAGATCCGGGGGCGTTGGATACCGCGACGACAAAGCCGTCTTCGGTTCCGTTCCAGCCCTTTCTGATGATCTTCTCTTTAGTGATCACGAACAGTTCCGCGTCAGGCCCATTTTCGAGCACATACTTGAGCACGCCGTACGCGAGCTCTTCCACCTGCTCCTCGGTGACCGCCATCATCGGAATGACGGGCGACTCCACGGGCCGGCCGACCGGATTGCCGCTGGCGTCGAACCCGTCGCACCGAACCGGAGCCTCGGGGTGCAGCTCGCAACCCGATATCCAAGCGGCGAGCTCGGTTTTCGCCAGCCCCTTACGGACCTCGATAGCTCCGCGCTGAAACCTGCGCCGCCCCGCAAGCCGGTGCCCTTGCGGGTAGATCTCGTAGAGGCGGTAGATGATGCCGCGCTTCTCGTCATCGAGGCGTGCCGGCTGCCCCGATAGGGATCCGGGGCCGAACACCATC